ACATGTTATTCGTACGCAAGCGAACAGCCCAAGCAACCAAGCCGACTTGACGATTACGCGTATTAGTGTTTCTACTTACGCCACACTCCCTAACAAGTTAACCCAAGGCCGTCCAATCCAAGTGTGGATTCAGCGTTTGACGGGACAGTCTTCGGTTTTAACAGGCACCTTGTCTTCGACAATCACTGCCACAGACACATCTATCCCAATCAGTAGCCTTACAGGCGTGCCAAACGCAGGCTTTATTCAGATAGGTAGTGAGTTGATTGGGTACAACGAATATTCTGTGGCAGATGGTGCCACACCAGCGTACTTTTTGAACTGCACACGCGGGCAAGATGGCACGACTGCCGCAGCCCACACTGCCAGTGCTCCGATTGTTCTGGTTCAAAAGCAAAGCATTACTGTTTGGCCTACGCCAGACGGCTCCCAGACATATCAGTTTGTGTACTGGCGCATGCGTCGCGTGCAAGATGCTGGCGGGGGCGTTAACGTCATGGACGTACCGTTTAGATTTGTTAACTGTTTGACAGCAGGTTTGGCTTATTACTTGGCCCTTAAAGTGCCGGGTGGTATGGAAAGATTGCAGGTTTTGAAGGCGCAGTACGACGAGGCATGGATGACGGCAGCGGATGAAGATCAGGAACGCGCAGCGATTCGTCTTGTTCCCCGTCAAATGTTTATCTAATGGCTAATCGGTTTTCATCCGGCAAGAATTCGATTGCTGAGTGTGACCGATGCGGCTTTAGGTTTAAGCTGACGGTGTTGCGCAAGGAAGTAGTCAAGACAAAGACGTACAACCTGTTGGTTTGCCCCGCTTGTTGGGACCCAGATCAACCGCAGTTGCAGTTGGGTATGTACCCAGTTGATGATCCGCAAGGTGTACGTGACCCGCGTCCTGATGTGAGTTACCAAGTATCTGGTCTGTTAGCAGATGGGTATAGCGGCGGTGGTAGCAGAGTCTTTCAATGGGGCTGGGCTCCAGTTGGTGGGTCAAGCAGTTTTGATGCAGCTTTAACGCCGAATAACTTGGCTTTAGAGGTGGAATTGGGTACAGTAACGGTTAGCGTAACTTAGGAGTTAAAAATGGACAAGAAACAAGTCAAAGCAATTGCTGACACAGAAGCCAAAAAAATGGTTAAAGGTCACGAAAGTCGTATGCACAAGATGGCTAAAGGCGGTGTAACAACCGACATGAGGAAATCTATGGGGCGTAACTTGGCTCGCGTTGCAAACCAAGGGAGCAAGTAATGGCTACCTTCAGCAAAAAAATTATGGGTAAAGAAGTTGGCGATGCCAGCGTCTACGCCGAGCCACACCACATGACTGGCAAGAAGTTCACTATTTCTGATAATCCCGGAAAAGAAGCTAACTCTAGCAAGTTAGACACAATGGATGTCAGCATTGGCGCTATTAGCAAGTCTGCTGGTGATGAGAAGGTTAAAACCGACGGCATCAAAATACGTGGTACTGGCTGTGCCACTAAAGGCTTGATGGCAAGAGGACCAATGGGATGACCTATTCCGAGTTAGTAGCTGCAATTCAGACCTATACGGAGAACAACTTTCCCACCACTACGTTGGCGGACAGCACAGTTGTGTCTTCAACAACGCAAATAAATCGCTTTATTACGCAGGCTGAACAACGCATTTACAACACGGTACAGTTTCCGTCGTTACGTAAGAACGTGACGGGCGCAATCACGGCATACAACGTAAGTACAAACCCACGGGCTATGTATTTAAATTGCCCTGATGATTTTTTATCTACTTATTCTTTGGCGGTAATTGACGCTACTACTGGTAACTATGAATATCTTCTAAACAAAGATGTTAACTTCATACGTCAAGCGTACCCTAACCCAACTACTGATGTCGGTGCCCCTAAATACTACGCCTTGTTTGGTCCAACTGTAACCAGCAGCACAATTAGTAACGAGTTGTCGTTCATTATTGGTCCAACACCCAATGCGTCGTATAGCGTAGAACTACACTACTATTACTACCCTGAGTCAATTACTGTTGCCGCCTCTGGTCAGACTTGGCTCGGAGACAACTTTGACACAGTCCTCTTGTATGGTTCGTTAGTTGAAGCGTACACCTACATGAAGGGCGAAGCAGATATTATTGGCTTATACGACACTAAGTACAAGGAAGCACTTGCACTTGCTAAACGCCTTGGCGATGGCCTTGAGCGCAGTGATGCGTACCGCAGTGGTCAGGCTCGCGTGGCTCCGTTACCACAGAATAGTGGAGTCCAATAATGGCTTTTACAGGCAACTGGACATGTAACACGTTCAAGACGGGCTTGATGAATGGCACGTTTAACTTTACGTCTGGCACGTTCTACATGGCGCTGTACACAAATGCGGCTTCGTTGGATGCTACGACTACAGCATACACAGCCACTGGCGAAGTAGTGGGCTCTGGTTATACAGCCACTGGGTTGGCTTTAACTATAGCGCAAGTCCCAACTACTGGTAACTCTGGTTATACAGCTTACATTTCTTTCAACAACGCCGCATGGACAGGAGCAATCTTAGCCAGAGGCGCGTTGATTTACTTGTTTAATGGCACTACCAACCCATCAGTTTGTGTGTTAGATTTTGGTGCAGATAAGACCTCTACTAACACATTTACCGTACAATTCCCAGCAGTCACTAACACATCCGCGATTATTCGCATTTCCTAGGAGCAACCATGCAAAAAGAAACAGCAGGCTTCGGCGATCACGCAGTAGCAACAATGCAAGCCAACGTAACTATCCCAGAAAAAATGGGCGTTGAAGGTTTTTACCAAGTAGAGTGCCGCGATAAAGACGGTAATCTCAAGTGGACAGACGAGTTTCCCAATCTGGTTATGGCAGTTGGTAAACAGTTGATGTTTGATTCCTTACTTAAAGTCGCTGTAACGGTGGTTGGCCCATACCTCGGTCTTTTGAAATCCGGTTATACCGCCGCCGCTGCGGATACCATGTCTATAACTACCGCAAACGAGTTTATTGCTTATTCGGTGCCTGCCGGAATACAACGTCCTATAGCGGTATTTGCTTCAGCTACTTCGTCTGGAACAACACCTTCAAACGTAACAACTTCAGCAGCCACAGCCATTACTTATACAATTACTGGTGCTGGCGGTACAGTTGCGGGTTGTTTTTTGGCTTTAGGTCCAGCTGCTGTTGTTAATTTTAACAGCACCGCAGGTACGTTGTATTCCGCAGGAAACTTCACTACTGCTAAAGCAGTTACTGTTAACGATACTGTTGCAGTTACGTATAGCACTACAGCGACTTCATAAGGAGTCTTAAATGGCTCTAGCCCTAAAAGACCGTGTTCAACAGACGGGCACAGCTAATACCACGGTAAGTTTTACCTTAACTGGCGCTGTCACGGGCTTTCAAGCGTTCTCTGTTGTTGGTGATACCAACACAACGTACTACGCTGCTACTGACGCGTCTGGCAACTGGGAAGTAGGGATTGGCACGTATTCAACCACTGGGCCAACTTTAAATCGTACAACTATCCTATCTTCTAGTAACTCTAATAGCGCGGTTACGTTCTCTGGTACGGTCAATGTTTTTGTTACGTATCCATCTAGTAAGTCTGTTAATTTGGACGGGTCGGGTAACGCAAGTGCGTTGGGTACAATTTCTTCTGGTACTTGGAATGGGAGTGTTATTGGCCCCGCTTATGGCGGCATGGGAATAGCAAACAACGCTGCTAGTACGGTTACCATCTCAGGAAACTTTGCTACAACCTTGACGGTTTCTGGTGCTACAACATTGACTTTGCCTACTACGGGCACAGTAACGACAAATGCGGGCACAGAGACATTAACCAACAAGCGTATTGATCCAAGAGTTACATCAGCCGCATCTGCATCGTCTTTAACACCTGATATATCGGCTAGTGATGTCTACGCATACACAGCGTTAGCGGCAGGACTCACTATCAATGCTCCAACAGGAACACCTCTTGATGGTGACAAGTTGATATTTAGATTGCTAGACAACGGCACAAGCAGAGCATTAACTTGGAACGCAACTTATACAGTTATTGGCGTGACTTTGCCAACAGCAACAACAGTGAGCAAAACATCTTATATAGGTTGTATTTATAACGCCAACAACACACGTTGGGATGTAATTGCAGTAACTACACAGGCTTAATATGGTAAAAATAGACTTTGAATTTGACTCACCACATGGCGTGTTTCGTGATGCACTTCATTTGCCAGATGACCACAGGCTAAGTCAAGATGAGATCAGCGCTATGCAACAGCAGAGGCTTGACAATTGGGTTGCTGTAATAACTGCGCCATCTACTTCACCAGAGGCAAATTATGTGTTAGATGCCGACGGAAATATGATTTTTGATGCCGATGGCAACCCTGTGATTACGGAGTAAAAAATGGCTAACCGCTATTGGGTAGGTGGCACAGGCACTTGGAATACTTCAAGCACTGCTAGTTGGTCTACCTCGTCAGGTGGCGGTAGCGGCGCATCTGTACCAGCGGCAACTGACTCGGTATTCTTTGACCAAGCAAGCACTTACACGGTTACATTGACAGGTGCTTTAAACTGTCTTGACTTTACAGTTTCTGCTGGTACTGTAACTTTTACTAGCACAGGCACTCCGTCTATTAGAGGGTCAATGTCTTTGGTGGCTGGTACTGTATGGAGTGCAACTGGCATTGTTACATTTAGCGCTACTACAACGGGTAAAACTATAACAACTAATGGCGTTAATATTGGCGGTTCTTTTACGTTTAACGGTGCTGGTGGCGAATACACGCTTGGCAATGCTTTAACTTTCTCTGGTGGCACATCTGCTGTTTCACTTGTTAACGGTAATTTATTTGATACAGCAAATTACAATATCACCGGTTTCCGACAATTTGTGACTAATACATATTCTGGAACTATAAGTTTTGGGTCTTCTACACTTACTAGTTCAAGCACAAGTTTAAATTCAACCC